ATATTATTCATTCTGAAAGTGCTAAAATAGGCAGGGATATTCCTTTCATTCGTAAAACAAACGGTGATAGTATCAATAGTTTATCTACTAAAAATGGTGTTAATAATGGTATCTTTACACCTTTTATTGAAGTAATTCGGAATGTTCCGTATCAACAAAACAATGAATTTAAAAATGAAGTAATTACACATGAACCATTACAAAATGTAAAGGGTTATGTTACTGTTAGTAATATGGTATTAAATAGTAAAGCAACTCAAAACGAAAAGGATAGTATTATAAATCTACTGGGG